GTTCTGCCTAGCCAATAAAACCAACCGCTGGTCTTTCTCCTGGTTGGTCTTTTTGATGTAGTCCTTCTTGGCTCTACGACGGGCACGGCGAGCCTCCCTTACCGCATCGGTGTCATCTGGGTGATCCTCATCAGACTCGTCAGCCTCACCGCCTTGGGCTTTTTGCTCTTCGGCTTTTGGCTCTTCTTCGGCCTCTTCAGGCAGCAATCCCTCAGGAACCTCAAAAGTCGCTGAGCCATCCTTTTCTTCGGATACCTTTATTTCTTGCTCTTTAGTTTCTTCACTCATGGTTTTCCCCTATATGAAGGCTTTCATGGATAGTGGGTCGCCGGTCAATTTGGCTATCACTTCGTGGTCGTTGAGCACCATAAATAGCGCAGGCTCTTCGTCAGGCTTACCCGAAACAGGCACCTCCCATCGATCACCACCCCATTTTGGTACTCGTATGTAATCGCCCACTTTGCACCACGATCCCTCAGGCCATGGTTCCATGGTGTCGCGCTTACGGAACGCCAATGGCCCAATCTCTAAAACTTGGGCGACCATGTTGTTCCACTTTTCGGTTTCTTTAGTTTCTTCAACCAAAATAATCCCTGCGCTTGTTGCCTTCTTTTTTGTGCGCCGCAACTGAACCAAAATGCGAGCACCAAGAGGTTTAGCACCGGGGTCTACGCTCGGAAATGCCCAAGCCAACTCAGCGTTATCACACGCTACCGGTTCATTCATCTTCATCATCTTCCTTTAATAGGTTGTTAAGTATGTCCAAGGACTCCTGTAGCCCTTGATAAGTCCCAACCAAACGCTGATAAGACTCCCAAGTCGTTGCCGTACCGCCGGCAAGGGACGCGGCTATTTCAGCCTGCCTAGCCTTAATCGCGCTGATCAGATCTGAGGTTGTGTTCATTTTTTCTTAGTAGCTTGGCTTAGCCCCCCTTTCGACTGAGATTTGGTTTTCGACTCGGTTTGGGTCGATTTCATGGTTTGGCCATCAAGCGGAACGCCCATAGCCATGCGCTTGTGCTGCTTGACCAAGTCGCCTTTTTGCTCTTTGTCGTAATCAGACATTTACATCTCCTTTTTTGATTAACTCCACGGCGGACTTATCCTGGTCGAACTTCAACCGGGCCGCATCACGGGTTAACCGTGCCGTTTCGATGCGTTCCTTCATCTCCAAATCGCCCATGGCAATAGACATCTTGTACTTCTGCTCTTCCATGGCCAATTCGTAGTCTTTTTGCAACCTTGCCATCTCGCGCTCTGCATCGGCGGCCATCTCCCGATCCTTGAGTTGCATTTCGGCTTGGTCGCGCTGGGCGCGGCGCTGGGTCTCTGCCATGGAGGTATCGAGCAGAACCTTGGCATCCGCGGTGAGGGGAGGTTGGGGCTTGTACTGCTGAGCCGCTTGGATCATCTGCTGAATCGTCGGCATGATGCCCTGCAAGGTCTCTTCGCTGTCCAAGCTGATGTGTTGGCCGGCCATGGAGTAGAGCCTGTCGATATCCTTTGGATTGACCGCCAAAGCATAGTTCTCGTGCAGTTCGCCGCCCAAAGACTTGCTGACATAGCCCTTTGCCCTGCCCAAATACCATAGAACGATGTGCTGCTTGATGTGCTCCATCGCCTTAGGCATAAACTGAGGCGCAATCAATGGGTTACCCCCGAATACAGGGTCTTTAGCGAAGTCTAGGTGGCTCTGTATATGAGCCAAGTGGTCTTGCTCAGGGTAGGCAAATGCGGCCGATCCAAGGGTCATAGCCACATTCTCATTGGCTGAGTCCATCTTCTTAGGAGCCGGCACATCGATCATCAACTCATTGACCCCAGGTACCTTGATCTGCTTTAAGAACCGGGAAATCACGGCCTTGCGGTTAAAGAGGTCAGGGTTTTGCTGCATGATGGCCATAACCGCTTGGGTTTGAGCCATCCGTTGGGTTTCAGAGAAGATATGCGGGTCTGAGACCGGGACAATGTCGGTAGTCTTGGCAAAATCATCGCGGGTGACATTCAGATCCTGAACGACATCACCTTTTTTCATGTCGTCTAGGTACCAGCGGTTAATCCGCCCCAAAATCCTCAGAACTCTGCCCTGAGACTCATGCAAACGGGCATGGATTGAGGAAAATACCGCCGCGCCCTGCTCAATTAGCGCCTGAGTCGTGCCAACGGGGGTGTTTTGCCCCACATCTGCAATCTTTTCCTCAGCGGTCGTAACCACGCCCTTGGCCGCATTCGTTAACCAAGCCAAAAGCTGGTACAAAACGGGGCTTGGCGGGTTAAACGGCATCGGCATGGCCAGTTTGCGGACATCATCCACCCCCGGAGCCGCTTCGATCTCAGAGACTTGGGTGATTTCCACTTGTTGGCTCTGACCCGACACCTTTGCGCCCTTTAACTTTAAGAGTGTGGCGGCGTTGTTGATGTGGGCAGAGTCTAGGAGGGCGCGAAGCGAGCCGGTTAACGCGGCGGCTAAGCCCCCAATGAGGTGGGGAAGACCTACGGCATAGGCACCACGCCAAGGAATGAACTTAAACTCCACAATCCATTCCAATTTGGTCATGGAGTCATCGCCCTCTTCCCAATTTCGGTATAGGCCAAGGACTTCGTTGTCCAATTCGTCAATCATCAAGATGTAGGGAGCCATCTCCCCCTTGGAATACTTGTCCTCAGGCACCTCTAGGAAGGTGTAGATGTGATAAACCCTGCGGACACCGTCTTCGTTCTCGTCTGGCTCTTTGCCTTCGACCTTTAGGTTGGCCTTTTCTGCGGCAGACTCATCAGGGTAGGCGGTTGCCCGTACCATGGAGATGTCTCGATACAGGTTGGCATTGATCCGGCGCTTGAATTCGTACTGCGTTATGTCCTGAATCTCCGTAACCCGCTGGGCGGTGTAGAAGTTCCCGCAGCAAACGGCAGCAAAACATTGTCGATAGGCAGGAACTCAGCGCACGGGCGCTTTTTGCGCTCGTCGTACCACAGTTTCATGTACTGCGAGCCACCCAAGGGGAGTTGGGTGAGCATCTGCTCCTCTTCATCACGGAACTCTTCAATCTGCTCCGTGAGCTGCCAATTCATCCAATCCCGTTTGCGCTCTGAAACGGCCATTTTTTCATCGTTTACCTCACCCAAAATCTTGGTTTTGGTGGGGCCGTCGGGCGGGAACATCTCCTTAATGGCTCTAGCGGCAAAGTCAATGCAGGCCTCAGCCATGATGGGGTGGACTACCTTAGAGGCACCGCTGAAGGTCGCTCCGCCGGGGGCATCATTGCCCATTCCGGTGCGCCGGATGCCCTCTTCGTACTGCTCATCGCGCTTTTTGCGGCTTTCCTTGTCATTTCTGATCAAGGTTTGGTACTTCAGAGCGATGCTTTTGAGGTCAAAAAGGTCGATGTCCTCGTCTTCGGCCAAGTTTTGATAGAAGTCTTCGTTCTCCATTGGCCCTTTAGTGGGCATCTTGACCACGGCTGAGCCATCAGGGAGTTCCTCAATGTCAGCCTCTGTCAGTTCGGGCAACTCAACCTCAGTCTCCGCACCCTGCTCTTCCATGGTTGGGTCAGGGATGCCTTCAACAAAGCGATTAAATTCGGGATCTATTGGGAATTCTTCAGCCATCTTATGGTTTCCTTAATTCATAGCGTGGGCAAGACCGCCCTTTTTACGCCCTGTTAGTTTTTTCTGCATCTCTCGGTACTTCATGGCGCTATCTAACCAGCTTTGATCTAAATCTTGGAGCGGGGCAAACAACTCCAATGACTTATGCGCCCCTTCAGGAGTCTTACCCATCAGGCGCTTGGCCTCAAAGTGGGTTGGGTACATCTGCTCAACAGGCAATTGATTCTCAAAACTTCCAAAGTAATCCCCGCCCAGATCGAGCGGGTAGGTTGAATGGCCTGATTTTTCAAAGATAGTGGCTTCAGGATCAAGGCGGGCGATGGTGTAGCCCGATGCGCCACGCTCAACATCCAAGAGCTCAGGATCGGTCACGGCCAATCGAGTGGCCGCCACATCTGGGAACCCTCTCTTTTGGAATCCGGCCTTGGCCATAGCCTTCACAAACGCATCCCGTTGTCCACCTGGCCCAGTAATCAGTTTGTCGCGCAACTCCGGGTCTTCAAGCCCTGGGAAGTTAGGAGCCTTGGGCTTACCGCCTTGACCCTTAATCGACTTGACCGCGGCGTTAAACGCCTCAATGTCTTTCTTGCTGAAGGCCGATATGTCCATCTGATTGAGCAACGCTTCGGTCATCATGGTGTTGAAGTCCACCGATAGGGGACTCATAGCCGTATACACCCCATAGATTGGCTGCCCGGACTCCCTTGCCATTTTAATCCGCTTGGCAAGCATAGATAGCACCCCTTGGCCGGAAGCCCATGCAGATCCGGGATGGAGCCTCATAAAGTCCGGGCCACCCTCCAAGATCACATTCATGGGAACGCCTTCAATTTCCTGAATGATCCTTCCCGCTGCGGCTCTGTCTCCAGCAAACGGTATGGCTATGCCGCCCTGTATATCCTCAGGGGTAATGATTTTCCTTGGAAGGAGTTGAACCGATGGGTCATCAACGACCTTCGATTTGTATTCCCCAATTGGCTTGGCTAACCTAGTCTCTGAGATGTCATGCCAATAGCCAG